TTGACTGACTGACTGACTGACCACAAAAACATCTTTACCATGATCAACCTGAGCGATCTGGCGCGATCTCCTGGCTCCACGGGCACCTTCCGCCTGCAGGCACGAAAGGTTCTCCTTACGTTTGCAGAGTGGATTGACAAGGAGGAACTGGCAAACCATATCCGTACGGTTACTGGGGCGCAAGAAGCACAGATCAAGATTGCTCATGAGACGGGTGACACCGGACATAAGCACACTCATTGTGCCGTGGACATCGGAAAGGTATTCAACTCTCGGGACGCTCGGGTGTTTGATATCAACGGTGCGCACCCCAACATCCAGATCCCAAAGTCCGCGGTGCACTGGGAGAGGATTGTCAAGTACCTGGATAAGGATGACGAGGAGCCGTTCGGTGAGATCGAAATCACCAACACCAAGGGTCCGTCTGAGGCAAACCTCAACATGATGGAGGACTGTATCCAGTGGACTCTCTCCTGCACAGATCGTTCACAGGTTCTGCTTCCTCCACAGGGAGATATGAGGTGGTTCATGATGAACAAGAGCAACTACTTCATGACGCTCTACACATGGAGTGGACTCAAGAAGACTGCTTCATCGGGCTACCAGAACTTTGCGAAGGAGAAGATTACACCCGAGATGCTTGGCCAGAAGAGCTTTCTGGTTTGTGGACCACCAGCGACTGGGAAGACCCAATGGGCTCTCAGCCACTTTTCGAAGGCTGTGCTTGTGCGTCACTTGGATGATCTCCACAATATCACTCCTGAGACAGATGGTGTGGTTTTTGACGATATGTCATTTAAGCATATGCCTTCTGGGTCTATCATCCACATGTTGGACATGGACTTCGATGCGCCTATTCATCTTAGGTATAACAACGCAAGGATCCCTAAGGGAATGCCTAGGATTTTCACCTCTAACGACAGTGACATCTTTGTTCCTGACAAGATCGTTAGTGACGACGTTATGGCAGCTATTGCGCGTAGGTACGAGTTGATCATGGTTACTGAGAAACTTTATTAACCATCCTTATAATAAAGTTGAGTTACAATGTCATTGACACGTGCAACATACCAAGTGTCCTGGCTCGTTGAATAGTTGGAATATGCATAAAGTAGCACATGATAATCAAAAAACTTGGGTTTATCGCCACCATTGTCGTACTGGATTATGGAGCTGCGAACAAACTTCCTTCCTGGTATCCACATCTTCACAATACGAGTCGCGCGAGACAGAGTTGTATATGAACCACCGGCTAGATTTGTACCTGGCACAAGCGTTGACCCAACCTGTGGACCCTGAGTAGATGTATTGGGAGCCTTCATCTTGAAAGTCTTGGAATAGAGAATGCTATACCTTTCGCGATTGATAGTATCAATCATCTTGTTACCACTAATACCGTTGAATAGTGTGGCGCGAGTGGGGGTATCACCACGTGCAGCGCGCACTAAAAACATCCTGAACGTTACATCACTGTACCTTTCATTCAATTCCACCATCATCTTCATGGAGAAACCACGTAGATTGATGCGATCACCAATACGATTCAAAGTATTGGCATCCTCCGGATCCTCCACCCCTTGCGTAGTCTTCAAAGGGTTGGACGACAAAGTCACAAAATTGTTGTGAAATATTTCTGTACCATCCGAAAGCGTATGCACTGATGTCTTTGTTTCAATATTCCTGTTCAATTGCTGCTTGATTATCCGCTTGATGCGGCCATAACGCGTTCGCTTGAACCTCGGCATTTCCTGCGTGAATGCCTGAGTCAGGGCCTCTTAATATTATATAGAGGCCCTGACTGACTGACTGACTGACTGACCATCATATAACTCTTGGCGACCAAGATTTTCAGTCAAAATGCCTGGACATGGCAGAAAACGACCGTATGGTCGGATGCTACTTCGAAGCCGGTTTTATACGCCGGATTATAAACATCTGCAAAGAGGTACTGTCGCTTTTAAGGCATGGGCCGCGCTACAAAGAAAACGAACTAAGAGACCAATGGCACTGGCAACAGTACGGGGCGCCATCAAAAATTGGGTTAAGCGCCGAAAGGCCTTCATAAGGG